CTTTATTATCATTTAATTTTAATGTTTTAGTTTTTCCTTTATTATCATTTAATTTTAATGTTTTAGTTTTTCCTTTATTATCATTTAATTTTAATGTTTTAGTTTTTCCTTTATTATCATTTAGTTTTAGAGATATATGCTTCAACTTATTTAATTTAGGATATGTGATAACATTTTTTTTAATCATTAAATATAAAATATATATATATTATAATTTTATATAAATTAAAATTCATTTTTTTTTTTAATTATTATTAATAATAACATCAGAAATAACATTATTAGGATTAATAATAGTGAAAGATTCTTCACAATTAAGTGCATTAGGTAAAACACGTTTATTAAGATATCTTTTTTTAACAGAATTTTTAACATATTCAATATAAGGATAATCTAAATTTTCATTTAATGTATCATATTCATTAATAAATTGTCTAATTAATTCATGATTACAATTATTAATATCATTACTTAATTTATCTTCAATAGCATGACATAATTTATTCATTTTAATACCAATATTTTTAAAATTTTGTATTTTTTCAGGTAATTTAAAATTATTAATTAAACTTAATAATAAAGCTGTAGCGGCATTTAATACAATATTAGGAATTTTCATTTCATTAGGATCAAAAGAACCTGAATTTAAAACAGTCATAATACTACTACTTAAAATAAGTGGAATATTAACAATATTTTTAATTCTAGAATAAAAAATACTACATTCTTCACATAAAATAGATGAAACATAAGATTTATCACGATAATTTTCTAATAATTTAATTTGTTCTGGAGTTAACATTATAAATAAATATATATAATATTTTTATTTATAAAAATAATTTTAATAAGTTTAAAATATAATACAATATAATATAATGAATATAATGAATATAATAAATATAATAAATAATGAAATTAATAATAAAATAAATAATTTAAAAAAAAATATTAATAATTATTATAATAATTATAATAATAATTATTATGAAGACTTTGAATTTATAAGTTTAAAAAATAAGTATTTAGATAAAATTATTATAAAAATTAATTATTTAAATGAATACTTTAATAATCAATGTATTTCAATAGGTGGTGGATATATATTAACAAATTTAAATATATTTCATCCAGTATTATTACAAATATTAAATAAAGATTTAGAACTAGAATTAAAAATAAAACGTTTAACAAATGAAATAGAAAAATATAATAATTTAACAAATAATAAATTATTATCAGCACCACCATTAATGGCATCATTAATAACATCACCACCATTAATACCATCACCTATAATATCACCATCAATTAAAATACCATTAATATTAACACCACCTCCATTAGTAAAGTCACCACAAGCAAAAACGAAAATAGATATTAAAATATTTAATTGGAATATATGTTGGCAATGTATGAAAGGAGAAAATCAAGGTTCAGCAGGTAAATTAGGTTTATTATGTAATCCTGATAAATGTTTAATAAATGTAAAAAAAATTATATCAGATTTATATGATTTTGATTTTATAACTTTACAAGAAGCAACAGAATGGGAAAATATTATATCAAATATAAGTTTCACACATGGATATATACATTTTAAATCAGGAAATTCAGAAATGGTAACATTATATAAAAAAAATAAATTTAATGTAATAGGATTTACATCAGGAAACATAAAAACACAAGGACGACTTTATCAAATAATATTTTTTGAAACAAAAATACAACCAATAGAAAGAATAATATTAGTAAATTTACATAATGGTCATAATATAAGTAAAAATGATTTAGAAAATAGTTTAAATATAAATAACTGTTATTTTAATAAAGATAATAATATAGATTTTAATAATATAGAACAATTACAAAAGAAAGAAAGTATAAAATCATATGTTGAAGGATTAATAAATATATATGTAATAGTAGCAGGAGATTTTAATGATTCGGGAGAACAATATTTTTCAGGATTACAACCTTTTAAAACTTCCTCATTACATATAAATAATATATTAGTTTCATCAAATTTTAAAATCCCACCTAAAACATGTTGTTCAAATAACGCACCACCGGATACAAAATATTTAAGATATGGAGATTATATATTATATTCTAAAAATTTTAATATAAAAAAAAATAATTTAATTTATCAAATAAATAATAGTAATAAAGTATTAGCATCAGATCATTTACCAATATATACAGAATTAGAAATAAATTAAAAATTATAAATATTTATAATGTTATGTAAATATTCAAATATATTTGGAAAGCCAAAAGAAGGAATACATTCAATACGTATATATGATATAGCTATAATTGATGTAATATTAACAATAATATTTTCTTTTATAATATCTTATTATTATAAAATAAACTTTTATTTAGTATTAACAGTATTATTTATAATAGGTGAAATATTACATTTAATATTTTGTGTTAATACAACTATAATAAATTATATAACTAATCTTGTATACTATTGACTATTAACTATTTTATTACAGTATCCAGGATTACATGGTGTTGATTCTTTATATAATACCTCTTAATTATTTCCTGATGGTAATTGTTAATATAATTGTTGTTGATAATAAATATATTCATTACCAGCAGCTTGTTTTTAAAATTTATATATTTAATTTTATATTTCAAGTATTTTTCTTGATAAGACATTATAATTTTTATATTTTTTTTATAAATTTTTTAGATAACAAATACCATTTTTAATAATTAAAATATTAAAATTGGTAGCATAACATTTTAATTCATATAATTTATTAGTATTATCAATAATTTCAACTTGAAGCTGTGGATTTTCTATTTTAGAAAAGTTACAACCAGAATAATTATTACATTTATTAGGATCTAAATTAAATGAATATAAATAAATAAAAGTTTCTAATTTATTTTTATAATTTTCATGATTTTGCATATAATAAAAATATTTAGGATCACGCCAACCTATACGTTCTAATCCATTAAATAAAATTCGGGCACGTTTTAAAATATGTTTATTAGTTAATAATTTCCATAATTCAATATTTATAGGTTTATTTTCAATTAATGGATATTCCATTTTATTAGTAAAATTAAAATATTCACCTTTTTCTTTATTTATTAATGGTTGAATAAAAAAAAATAAATCTTTAATAATAAACTTAAAATCAATATCTAAATTTATTTTATTACTAAAAATTACACTTTTATTTTGTGTTTGTGTTATTAATATTTCATATTCTTTTAATGCTAATCGTTTTCTTTCTTCTAATTCAACAAAAATATAATGTGCTTGTAAAAACATTTCTTCAATAGGTGATTGTGAATATTTAAAATTAGAATGATATAAAATATTATTATCTTTTTCTAATATAATAATACATTCAGAAAAATTTCTTAATTTAACATCAATATAAATATTAGAATATTGTAATGCTATAATAGGTAATGCTTTACTAATATCATTACAAAACCAAAATTTTAATGGTATATAAATATATTCAGATTCTATTTTAAGATTTGGTTTATTATCACCAATATTTAACATATTTTTTCTATTCCAATCAGATAAATATAAATCTATATAATGTTGCATATAATCACCTGTCTGTTCATCTATTAATAAATCATTAATATATAAACTAATTTTATCAATTATAACATTACCAATAAAATTAGCATATTTAATTCTAAAAGTTTCATTTGGATTATTTTCATCAAATTCATTATTTAAATTTTTTATTGTTAAACGTGGAAGTTTTATTATAATATATAATCCATATAATAAATCACCATCTTTTTCTATATTAAATCTTATAGTATTACCCCAATTTATTTGTCCAATAGGATTATATCTTAAATCACCTTTTGTATATTTATTTTTTTTTATAATATTATAATTAAATATTGATGTATTATTTTTAATATCTATTACATCATTATCAATTTCATTTTTTGATATTAATTCTAATATAAAAGCATCTGTCATATATTTTATCTATATAAATATATATGGATTATAAATATTTAAAATATAAAAATAAATATTTAAATCTAAAAAAACATTCTGGTGGTGATCAAGTTATTGAAAATTATGAACAAGATCCACAGTTTCAAGTTTATACATCAAATGAAATTATTAGTGTTTTTACTAAAATTATAAATCAGGAAACATTAACAGAAGATGAACAACAAATATTAGAAACTTTTATTAATAGTCAAATAGAAACACAAGTTAATAATAGTAGTAGTTATAATATATTAACAAAATTAATAAGTAACACTGAAGAAAATACAGAAACACCTGGATATTATTTAAATACATTAAGTCAAATAGAAATGGAAATATTAATGAATTATTTGAAAACTATATAGTTAATAAATTTATAATATATAATAAATTAAATTTATAAATAATTCCATTAATAGGATTATAAATATTAATATATTTTTTATTACTTATTAATAAAATACAAGTTAAATAAATAATATAATCAATATTTATATTAATATTATCATTTATTAATATTATAATATTATCATTATTATATAAATCTATATTACAAAATCCTTTTATTTTATGATTATAACATATATCTCCTACATTTAAATTATTAAAAATATTATTTAAAGAAATATTATAATTAGAAAAATTAATTTTATAAATAAAATTAAAACATAGAATATCATTATTTAATATATAATTATTATTAATTTTATATTTAATAATTAATTTAATAATATCAATATTATAATTAAAATTAATTTTATCTAAAGTAATAGTTTCATATAAATTATTAAAATCAATATTATTTGTTTTAATAATATTAATAATTTTATTTTTATATTTTTTAATAATATTATTAATATTATTATAATATTTAGTAATATATATTTCTAATCTATGAATTTTAAATAATTTAAAAATATTTATAGGTATTATTTTATATTTATTAAATTCTTCATATTTAAATATATTTTCTTCATAAAATTTTTTAGTAATAGTATAAAAAATTTGATTATTAATTAATAAATTAATATAGTTTTCATCATAATAAATAATATTAATATCATTATTAATATTATTTTTTACTAATTCATGTTTAAATTTTTCTAAATCATCATTATATGGTGTTTTATTTAGTTTTTTTATATAATTATATTTAATATTTTTAATAATATTTGGTTCAATACTAATCATATTACTATTATCATATTTACAACTAATAAATAATAATGGTTTTATAGTGTTTAATTTTATTTTTGATACAAAATAATTATTATTAATATCAATTTGTTTAATTGTATATGGTATATAACCTATTTTAATATTATTAATTGTATAAGCACCAATTGCATCTTTTGTAATTTTATTATTTTTATTTTCTTTTAATATAATTTTATCATCTAATTTTAATTTTTTAATATTATCATAATATGTATATAATCCACTAATTTCTATATATTGCATTTATTAAATATTATATATTTATTTATTTATTTTTAAACTTTATAAAATAAAAATATTTACAAGTACAAATTTACAAAATAATCTAATATATAATATATTAATCTAACAAGAAATTGGTTTTTTTTTGAATTTAATAATCAGGAACATATAAAAAAAAAATATATATTATTATTATTATTATTATTATTATTATTATTATTACATTAAATAAAATTCAACTAACATAAGCAAAACTAAATTTAATATATGAATAATAATCTACCGCCATTATTCGAATTTAAATAAAATAAAAAATTTTTAAATAATATATATGTATATATATATATATGGATCATAAATATTTAAAATATAAAAAAAAATATATAAATTTAAAAAATGAAATATCACAATCTGGAGGTAATGGTGAATATAAATTTTGTTATGTTACACCAAATGGTATACAAATTTTACCACAACCACAAATGATACCATTTAGTCAACAACAAATGATACCATTAGAAGAACAAACGCCATTAACTTTAACACAGATGCCGCCACCTAGAAATAAAATGGGTGTAACTAATAATTCACTACCAGAAACAATGCCATCTATATCAGTACAATCAAGACCACGTACAAAACCACAAGTTGTACCACAATATAATCCACCACAAGTAGTACCACAATATAATCCACAACAAGTAGTACCAGAAGTAGAACCAGAAGTAGAACCAGAAGTAGAACCAGAAGATGTACCTGCTAATGTTTTTAATGAATTAAAATTAAAAGATATAGGGCATCAATATTTGTAGGTGAAACACCAAAGGAGACACGATATGGGGAAACATATACAAAAGGTTCAAAAGGTATAATTATTACACTTGATAATCAAGCTTTAAAACCAGATCAATATAATTTAACGTATACCGCACCACATATTATATATGATAGACTAGTTTTTAGTAGTTATGCATCATTTGACAATGATGATGAACCAATATTTAGATTACCCAAATAAAGTTATTATCATATAATAAAAAATTTAATAATATATATGTATATATATATATATATATATAAATGGATTATAAATATTTAAAATATAAAAAAAAATATATAAATTTAAAAAATAATAATGAACAAGAAGGTGGACTTTTCGGAAATTCACACTATGAATTTATAAAAACAGGTAATGTTAAAGCATTAAGTACAAATACAGTTGCCCCACAACTTCAAAAAATCCTAGAAAAACTAAAACAAAAAACAGAAGAATCAAAAACTGAAACGAAAACACAACTTAAAAAAATCCTAGAAAAACTAAAACAAAAAACAGAAGAAACGAAAACACAACAACCAAAAACAGTTGGAGGATTAGTTACACTAGTTTAATAGATAATACTTTTAATATAATTTAAATCAAAGTTGTTTAAACAAATTTTATTAATATCTCCTAAGACCGGATTAAATATTATTATATTATTAATAATAATATTTTTTTCTTTTAGTATATAAACATTTAATAATTGTTTATAAATATTATTAATAGTACAAATTTCATTAGTATTAGATATAATATCAATAATAGTATTATTAGATAATATATTAATATCAGAATATAATTTATCATTAGAAGAAATATAATGATTAAATTTAATAGAATTAATTTTAGAGGAAGAAATTAATTTACATATTTCTTTTTCTAAATTTAAATAATAATCAATAATAATATCATTAATTAAGAAATTTTTAATATTATTATAATTATAACAATTATTTTTGGTAACAGATATTAAAAATATATGTTCTAAAATATTTTTCCAATCAATTTTATTATCAATATATTCTAAATATACTTTATTAGAAATTTTAAGACATTTTATTTTAGTAAATTCAAATTTATCAATAAAATTATTATAATTAACTTGAATAATTTTATATATTAATAAGTTAATAAATGTATCAATAACTTTTTTATTATAAGTGTTGTTTAAATGTTTAGGTATATCTAATTTTAAATTTAATTTAGTTTTAATATTATTTAAATTTTTAAATATATTAGTAATTTTAGAATATCCATTATATAATAAATAATTATTAATATCTTTAAAAATATTAAAAGTATTATTAATATTATAATCAATAAAAACACCACAAGAATTATATAAATTTAAATCAAGTTCTTTAATAAATGGACTAATTTTATTTTCATTATTTTCATAATATGTAATTGTTAAAAATTTTTTAGCTCTAGAAGTAGCAACATAAAATAATCTTCTTTCTTCTTCCATATCTTCTAATTCATCTAAAAAATATTTAGATTTAATAGAAGGAAAATCTTTACATGTCATATCAATAATATAAACATGTTCCCATTCTAAACCTTTAGATCCATGAATAGTAGTTAAATATAAAATATTTTCATAATCAGTTTCAACTTCTAAATTTAAATATAAATTATTAATAAAGTCTTCTAATGAATAATCTTTAATATATTTTAATAAATTAATAATATCTAATTTTTTAGAAGTAATATTATTTTCTTTATTAATAATCCATAAATTTTCAATATAATTTAATATATTTTTAGTTTTATCAAAATTATTTTTAATATTTTTAATATTATTAATTAAATTATATAAATTAATAAGATTATTATCAAGTTTAATAGTTTCTAAAATATTAATAGAATTATCCACAATATTATTAGCTTTTTGAATATTATAATTAGGATGTATACTAATAATACGTTTCCAATGTATTGTACTTTTATTATTAATTAAAATAATAATAAATGCAAGAAAATCTTTAATATGACTTTTATCTAAAATAGATAATCCTAAATGTTTAATAGTAGGTATTTTATTATTTAATAAATTTAATTCAATATCATCTAATAAATAATTTTTTCGTGCTAAAATAACAATATCAGATAATTTAATACCTTTATTAACTTTATTAATAATATCATTAACAACCCATTCATATTGTTCATTTTTAGAATTAAAGTTATATATAGACGGTTTAATACCTAATTTATCTTGTTTAGATATAATATTTTTATTAATTTGGTTAGTATTATTTTTAATAATATTTTCACAAAAATTAACAATTAATGGTGTAGATCTATAATTTTCTTCTAATAAATATATTTTATTATTATTAAAATATTTTTCAAAATTTAAAATATAATTAATTGAACTTCCGCGAAATGAATATATAGATTGTGCATCATCACCGACTAAAATTAATTTAGAATATTCAGAAAATTTTAATAATATATTATTTTGTATAGAATTAATATCTTGATATTCATCAAAAAATATATATTTTATTTTATTTTTAAATATTTTACTTTTTTTGTTATCTTTTAAAAAATTATTAAATAATATCATTAAATCATTAAAATCTATAATATTCTCTTTTTTTTTATTTTCATTATATTTTTTAATAATTAAATTAATTTCTTTATAATAATTTTCAAGATTATTTTTTTTAATAATTAATTTTAAATTATATGGATAAATATTAGAAGTTTGATCTATAATAATTGGTATTTTTTCTTTTAATATATCAATATCATTATTACTTAAATCTTCAAAATTATAATTATTAATTATATTAATTATATAATTTTTTGTTTCAATATCATCTAATATTATATAATTAATATTATTATATTCTTGTAATATTTTATAACTTAATCCATGGATTGTTCCTACATAATATGGTAATTTATTTGGTACACTTTTTGATAATCTATTTAATATCTCATTTCCTGCTTTTTTTGTAAATGTTATTAATATTATTTCTTCTGGTTTATATTCATTAGTTACTATTAATTTTATATATTTTGAAATTAATGTATGTGTTTTACCTGATCCCGGACAAGCTATAACTAATATATTATTTTCAGTTCCATTAATAATATCATTTTGTTGTTTATTTAATTGTAAATTATCTAATATAATATTATCTGAAAAATTAGCTAATTCATTATCAATATTTATAATTTCATGTTCTAATTTAAATATTTTATTTTTATATTTAATAATTTTTTTCTTTAGATTTTCTTTTTTTTCTTTTATTTTATTATAATTTGGCATGTCTTATAATTTATAAATAATATTAAATTTTTAAATAAAAATAAGTAAATAATCAAAAAAATATAAAATATTTATAATTATTAATATATGAAAATAAATACATTTTTAGAATTAATATATAATAATTATAATTTAAAAAATTTGTATTATAAATATATATTTTTTTTAATGTTATCAATATTAATTAAAGAAATATTTTATTGGTCATTATTATATTTTAATCAATTAATAAAAAATAATGAAAATAAAATAAAATATTATAGTAATTTATTATTATTTATTTTTTCATTATCAATACCAATAGAGAAAATATTTAATAATATAAAATTTGATTTTTTAAAATCAATAAAAATAGCAATAAATGATTTTTTTATAACTAGATTAAATAATTTATATAAGAAAAGTTTATTAGATATTGATTTAGTTGAATATAATAATACATTAGAAAAAATATTTATTGATATTGAAAGTTATATTAATAGAATAAAATATTTATTTGAAATAGTTATTAAATTTAATAGAATTATATTAATAACAATTAATAAAAAATTTAGTTTAATATTATTATTATTTTTTGTTTTTTTTATATTAATTGACTTTTTTAATAAAGATAAAATAATAACAGAAGATAAATTATTAATACAATTCTTTAATTTAGAAAATATATTAAGAAATTATATAATAAATTCAAAATTTTTATTAATAAATGATATATTTAATAAAAAATATGTAAATAATAAAAAAACAGAATTAGAAGATGTAAATTATAATATAAATCAAATTAATAATGTATTAGATATGAAATCAAATTTATTATTATTATTATTTGTAATAATTATTATTTATAATAAAATAAATCAATTTACAACATCTGATTTTATAAATTATTTTTTTGTAATATATGATATAGAATTTATTGTAGATAGAATTAATGAAATTTATAAAAATAAAATATTTTATTTAAAAGTAGAAGAAAGAATAAATTATTTATATAATTTTAAATTAAATAATAATACTAAAAATAATAGTAATACTAAAATAACTAATTTTAAAATTACTAGTTTAAATAATAAAAATCCATTTTTAAAATTATTAAATAATATAATAGTTAATAATAATGATAAAATTTTAATTGAAGGTGTTTCAGGAAGTGGTAAATCATCATTTTATAATATTTTAAAAGGTATTTTAAAACCTGATGAAATTAAAATTAATATAAATTTAAATGATATAAATAATCAAACATTTTTAACATTAGCAAATTATAAAAATATATATAGTGATTATTTATATAATATTATTTCTGATTATAATGAAATAAATAATGATTTAATAAATCAAGCATTACAATATTCAAAATTTAATATAACTGAAAATAAATATATAAATATTAATGAAATTAGTAGTGGTGAGAAAAATAGATTATATATAGCAAAAATAATATATTTAATAAAATCAAATAATGATAAATATAATATATTATTATTTGATGAAATAGATGAAAATTTAAGTGATAAATTAGCATTAGAAATATGTGAAAATATATTAAATTTATTTAATGATAAAATAGTTTTTTATATTACTCATAATAATAAAGTAAAAAAAATTTTTAAAAATAAAATTAATATAAATAATGGATATATAAAGTATAATAAAAATTAAATATATTATATATATTATATATATTATATATAATATGAAATTAATAATTAGAAATAGTAATAATAATGATTTAGATAAAATTTATGAATTACATAAATTATGTTTTTTAAATATTGATCATTGGTATAAAAATCAATTTAATAATTATATAAATAATATTATAATTATTGAAAATGTTAATAATAATAATATTTTAGGTTTATTAATTCAAGGATTAATTTATCCATGTAATAAAAATAATAATTTATTTAATGATAATTTAAATGATAAATTTATTCCTAATAATGAAATTGGTACATTATTTTTAAATAATAATATTCATTATAAAGAACATTTTGGTATTTTAATGTTATGTATACATCCTGATTACAGAAATAAAGGTTTTGCAACTAAATTAATTAATAAACATTTTGAATATTGTATTAATAATAATCATAAAATTATATGTTTAAATACTCGTGAATCTAATATTAATGCATTTAAATTATATTCAAAATTAGGATATATTAATATTGCTAATATTACTAATAAATATTTTTTTCCTTCTGAAGATTCTATTTTTATGATTAAAATAATCTAGATAACTCTTTCCCTGTTTTATCATCATATAAAATATATTTCCCTGTTTTTGGTAATTCTGATAAACATTCTTTTTTTGTATCATTATAATATTGTTGATTTAAACTTTCAGGACAACAAAATAATGATTTATTAAAAGCATACATATTTACTTTGTGTTGTTTTTCTAAATGTTCACATTTCGGATCTCGACCCGCACTTTTATATATCTTGTCTACTACACCTGTTGTTATTGTATTATATGTATTTGTTCCAAATTTATTTACTAAATTAGTATCTAATTTCCCTACTTGTTTTACTGGAGCAGGTGGTGGTGATGCGGGTGGTGTTTGTCCTTTTGGTGCTGGTTGTTGTTTTACTGGAGCAGGTGGTGGTGATGCGGGTGGTGATGGTTTAGCTGGTGTAGATGGTTTAGCAGGTTGTGGTGTAGATGGTTTAGCAGATGGTTTAGCAGGTGGTGGTGTAGATGGTTTAACTGGTGTAGATGGTTTAGCAGATGGTTTAGCAGGTGGTGGTGTAGATGGTTTAACTGGTGTAGATGGTTTAGCAGGTGGTGGTGTTTTTACATTTTGTGATTTAGTACTAGTACTTTGTGTTGTTTGTTGGACTTGTATATCATTAGAAATATAATTATTATAATTAATATTTTCTTGAAATAAGTTATTTAAATATTGGTCATCTTCGTAAGTTAAAAATTGAGTATTATTACTATTTAATTTAATTAATTTTATATTTTCTTCTAAATTATTTTGTCTACTAAGTAATATTTTAATAAATTCTTTTTTCCTTTCTTCTGATAATGGTTGTTTTAGTTCTACTTTATTACCTTTAATACTTGCTAAACCATTAAAACTATAAAAATCAGCTATTTTTAATTCAGCTTCTTTTAGTTTATTAATTTTATTTTTATTACAATGTTGTAATTTTAATTCCCATATTTCTGTTAATAACTTTATTTCTTTTTGATAATATTGTGATAATAATACTTTTGAATCATTTAAACTTTTACTTTCTAAAGTTTTTAATTTTTTTTCTGTTTCTTTTTGTGATTTTATTTCATCTTGTTCTTTTTTCTTAATTAGTTCTTGTTCTTTCTTTATTTGGTCTTGTTGTTGTTTTAGTGCTATACGTTGACGGGTTTCAATTAGTTGCTGTTCTTTCCTTTCTTCAGCTTTTATTTTTGCTTCTTCAGTTTTTTTTTTTGCTTCTTCATCTTTCCTTTGTTTTTCTTCATCTTTTCGTTGTTTTTCTTCATCTTTTCGTAGTTTTTCTTCTTGAGCTTTTATTTTTGCTTCTTCAGCTTTTCTTTTTGCTTCTTCCTCTTTCTTTCGTTTTTCTTCATCTTTTCGTAGTTTTTCTTCTTGAGCTTTTATTTTTGCTTCTTCAGCTTTTCTTTTTGCTTCTTCCTCTTTCTTTCGTTTTTCTTCATCTTTTCGTAGTTTTTCTTCTTCAGCTTTTATTTTTGCTGCTTCATCTTTTCTTTGTTTTTCTTCAGCTTTTATACGTGCTGTTTCAGCCTCTCGCTCACGTTTAAGTAATTCTTGTTCACGTTTTTGTAATTCTTGAGTTCTTTTTTTAATATCATTAGCTAGTTCAACAGTACACCTAGAATTAAGAATTTCATTAATTTGTTCATTTGATAAATCGGACATAAAATATTATATATTATATATAATATATTACATAATATTTTTATATTATTTTTATAATTTTTCACTACTAATAATACCACAAGTTCCACGTGTTGATAATATATATATAATATAAAAATAAGGAAATAATAATGCGGATATAAAAGAATATAAATCAAAATTATTATTATTACATTTCCATGATAAATAAAATGCAATTAATGATAATGTAATATGAAATATAAAATATATGGAGTATGCTATATCATTACAATTTCCAGTATTATTATAATTACATTTATTACATTTATTTTGACAATTACATTTATTACATTTTTGATTATTTTTATTATTACTATTCATATATAATAATATTAGATTTTATTATTTTTTAAAATATTAATTACATCTTTATCATTTAAATTATTAATATTATATTTTTTTGGTATACTAATATTTTCTCTTTTATTATTATTTATAATTTGTAAATAATAATTATTATATCCTTTTTTTAGATTAATAATTTTATTATTAATATTAAAAGTTTTTAAATTATTATTACATTCAATTAATTGTTTAACATTATCAATATTAATATTAGGTTCTTTAATTGAAATATTTTTATTTAAATATTTAATATAAAAACCATATTGTCCTTTATATATATAAACTTGATTATTATCAATTAAACCTAAATATTTTGGATATTCTAAAATTAATTCCATATCATTAATTGTTATATTAGTATTATCAATTTTATTATAATTCCATTTATTATTTTCATAATATTTAATATATGGTCCATATTTACCAGTACCAACATAAATTTCTTTATTTTGATATTTACCTAATAATTTATCTGTATTTTCAATTAATAAAGTTTCTATAATAGGATTAAACATATCATAAAAAAGTTTTAAAACAGTAATCCAATTAGCTTGTCCTAATGCGATTTTATCTAAATATGATTCAAAGTTAGCAGTAAAATTAATATCTATAATTTTATCAAATTTATTAATCATAAAATTATTTATTTTTTTTCCTAATTCTGTTAAAACTATTTTTTTATTTTCTTTACCAATTAAAATATTTTTATCCATTTCTTTAATTTTAAATTTATTATTTAATTCAATAATTTTAGAAACTTTATTAATACCTTCAATATTTTTAATTTCAACATATTTTCTATCAATAATTTTAGAAATAATAGAAGTATATGTGGATGGACGTCCAATGCCTTTTTTTTCTAAAAATTTTATTAAATTAGCTTCATTATATCTAAGTGGTAATTTTGTATATTCTTGAGAAATAGTAATTTTATTAATTTTTAATAAATCATTAACATTAATATTAAAATTATTAAAATTATTATCTTCACTATCTAAATTATCATATATAATTAAAAATCCATCAAAATCAATATTTTTATTTTCATTAATAAAATATTTTTGTTTTTTATCAAATATTAATATTGAATTTAAATTATTTAATAAATCTATTTTAATTATTTGAACATTAAATATAGCATTACTCATTTGACTTGCTATTGTTCGTTTCCATATTAAATTATATAATTTATTACTATCTTTATCTAAATTTATTTCTATATTATCTATATGTGTGGGTCTTATACATTCATGTGCTTCTTGTGCATTAATATTTTTTGATTCATATTTTTTAATATCTAAATATTTTTTATCATAATTTTTTAATATATATTTTTTAATTTCATTTAATGCATCATCACTAATTGATGGACTATCTGTTCTCATATATGTTATTAAACCTTTTTCATATAATTTTTGTGCTATTTCCATAGTTTTTTTTATTGAAAAATGTAATTTAGTTGATGCATCTTGTTGTAATGTTGAAGTAATAAAAGGTGGAGACGGTTTTTTAATACTTTTTTTATTTTCAATATCTATAACTTTAACAATAGTATTTTTATTAATTAAATTTAAAAAATCTTTTGAAGTGTCTATATTTGTAAATATATAATCTAATATTCCTATTATTTTTATATTTGAATTATTTTCAAATATCCCTTGAGTTTTTAAATATATATCTGATAATGTATTATTAATTTCTTCTTCTTTATCATTTATAATTTTAATAACAACACTTTGAACTCGTCCAGCTGATTTAGTATTATTATCATCATTAATATGTTTATATAATATAGGTGATATTTTATAACCAACTAATCTATCTAATAGTCTACGTGTTTGTTGTGCAGTTACTAAGTTATAATTAATTGTTCTCGGATTTTGTAAAGCATTTAATATAGCAGTTTTAGTAATTTGATTAAATGTAATCCTTTTAGGATTAACTAAATTTAATACTTTTGATAATGAAAATGCAATGGCTTCCCCTTCTCTATCTTCGTCAGTAGCTAAGTAAATATCATTAAAATTAGGAACTAAATTTTGTAATTCAAAAACAACTTTTTTTTTATCTTCACAAATAACATAATAAGGTTTAAAATTATTTTCAATATCAATACTTAATGTTTTTTTATCTAAATCTTGAATATGTCCAATACTTGCTTTAATAACATAGTTTTTACCAAGTATTTCATTCATTTTTTTAATTTTACCTGGACTTTCAATAATTAATAATTTTGATCCAATTAATTCAGACATTTTTAATTAATATAAAATATATAATTTTATATTAATTAAAATCAATTTTTTTTAAATAAAAATTGAAATAAAAATTATTTTATTAAAATAATATAATTATTAAAAAAATGATATGTTTAGATATCAAAAGTATTCAATCTAATGGAAATATTATTTTGATAGATAATAATAATAATTCATATAATGCACAGTGTTTTATTGTATCATTTACACAATTTATATGTAATGTTTATATTAATAATAATAATAATAAATTAATAATAGAATCTATAACATTAAATGGAGAAAAATTTTATAATGAAAATAAAAATGAAATATATAATAAATTATTATCTGAATTTTTTATTACATAAAATATTATGAATTTTTTATTATATTATTTATATTTTCTTGAAAATCTTTTATTTTATCATCCATTGGTACTAATTCTGTATCATTATCTATATAGTTTTCATTATCTATATAATTTTCATTATCAGATAATTCTAATTCTTCATCTGAATTATTATTATTATTATTATTTGATTCAATTTTAATAATATGATCAATTATATCATAATATAATTCTTCATATTCCCATGGTTCTTCCCATTTATCATTATTAAATATTTTATAATTATAAATTTTAGAATTAGTATATTTATTATCATACCATATTCTTTCAAAGTCGTAAATATCTTGTGGAAAATCAACAGTTAATTTATTAAAAATATCAGCAATATATGTAACTAAATTTATTTTAACTTCATCTATTGTATTACATATAAATGTTTTATCATATGATTTAAAATGATTCCTATATTCATTAATGGTTATAATTAATCCTATCATAAATTATATTATATTATAAATATAACTTTAATATATTTTTTTTTCAAATTTTTAAAAAAAATTGAAAATTTAAATTATAATATGTTTCATTGATTTTTAATATTTTTACTATGTCTGCATTTGATGACACCGACGAATATGTTCTGGTTGAACATCTTGAAGATGAAGTGTTGGAAGTTGATAACATTATAGTGCCTACAAAAATAACTGTAGGAACTATTTTGTTGTTCGTTTCTTCAATCATCTCCAAGGTGAGAATTGTATACGATGGTACAACTCGCACTATCAAATGCGCCGGTTACACTATCATTATTTGTGGTAGTGTGATCCGTGTGATTGGTATTGGGATTGAGTATGTCGGTGAAATTCTCCAGATCAGTGGTCAGGTAATTATTACATTTGTAAAGTAATCTGACTATTTGTTGAAAAATTAATTTTAATTTTTTAATTTATAATTTTTAAATCCATTATATGTTCTATTTAGTTAAAAATGTAAAATTTATTTTTAATTATCAATATTTATAAAAAAATTAAAAATCTCTTATATAAATATAATAATTATAAATTAAAGAAAGTTAATTTAAAATTAATGGTGTTATGATTTAGGATTTTACTATAATTTATAATAAAAAATATACTTTAAAATAATCGAAAAATATAAATTTTATATAGTTGTAGTTGTAATAATATATTATATATGGATGTCTGTAAATCCAATAAAATATAATAAGGGAAATAAAAATGATATATTAGAATATATTAAAAATTATACAATGGATTTTATTTATATTGATTATAAAAAATCATATGATTTTATAAATCTAAAATATCCTAAAATTTTTAAACCTGTTATTTGTTCTGGTTGTAGTCAAAACTTAAAAATTATTAATAATATAAATGAAGCTATTGAATATCATAAAAATATTAAAGATAATTATATTATACAAGATATTAGTTATTATAAATATGAAGTAGGATTATTATATGAAAGATTACCTATACAAAAAATAGGCAATATTGTTTCAATTAATCAACGTAAATTTGATGATTATAATAAACTTAATATTTGGAACTTAAATATAGATAAAAATAGTTTAGTAGATAATGGAAGAAATAATCATTATAGTTATATAAATAAAAACTATTTAATTACTAAAAAATTAATAAATTAAAAAAATACCAAATATGTATGCATGTAGAATAGATATAAAATATGATAATGATGAAGATTTTGCAAATGGGGAAAAGTTTGTAATTTTAGAAGTAAATGGTGTTATGGGTTATGATTTAGATTTTTATAGTAAAGATTGTTTATTAAAAAAAATAATAATTATAAAAAGATGGATAATTTTTAGATTAATAATAGGATTATTAAATATAATATTATTAAATGGTGTTAATATATATAATGTATTTTTTAAAATAAATGAACGATTAAAAATATTATATAAATGTGAAAATTGGGAGAAAATTTTAGAATATGTTTATACATAAAAATAAATATATTAAAAATTGAAATTAATATATATAAACATCTAATTTTTATATTTATTATATATAATGTCTAGTTTTGAAAGTTTTAATAAAGAAAATAAATTAAATAATAATATTGATATAGATGCAAAATTAAATAATATTATTAAATCTTGTCATGATAAATTATATAAAGTAGGAATTAGTGGGACTAAAGCATTAAATGATATTATGAATATTTTTATTTTGATTTTACTTGAATATGTATTTAAAAATAATCCTAAAAAATTAGATGAATTAATTAAAATTAAAAAATTAAAATCATTATTAAATAAAGATGAAATAGAAGAATATAAAAGTTATTTAATAGATATTAATAAATTTATTACAGAATTTGATAAAAAATGTGATTTTAGTGATAAATGGAATGATTATTTAAAATTATTTCTTGCTTCCTTATTTCCATCATTATATGATAAAGATGATACAAAATTTAATTGTAAAGAAGAAAGAATAATAACATACGTTTTTAAAACTATAGCTTCACTTTCTAATGATATTAATGATAAATTTATTGATGATTTAGCTATTAAACATGGTAATATTTATGAATATTTTATTGGATATTGTGGGAAAACTGAAAACTGTAAAGCATTTGGGCAATTTTTTACACCTAAACCATTTATTAATGTAATTCTAAATGATTGTGGTTTTAAAGATATGATTAATAATTTAGAAATTACAAATCCTACTTTATATGATCCAGCAATGGGTAGTGGTGGTTTATTAGGTTTAACTTATATTACATGTAAAGATAAAATAAATCCTAATAATATTTATGGTTGTGAAATAGAAAAAGATACAATGAGATATGGCGAAAGTTCTATTTTAATTACAACTAAAATATTTAATAACAATTTAATTAGATGTAATACATTAGATAGAAATCAAAACCCTTATTTAAGAGATAATAAAAAGTTTGATATTATTATAAGTAATCCGCCATTTGGAACTAAAACTAATAATAAAGACTTAATACCCGATGATGAAAAACATAATAAAAAATATAAAGATGATATTTATCCAATTCAAACAAATGGAGAAAAATTATTTATTCAAAATATTATTTATTTGTTAAATGATGGTGGTATTTGTGCATTAATATTACCTGATGGTGAATTAATGACAAGAAATGATACAAATAAATTAGTAAGGAAATTTATTATAGATAATTGTAAAATTATTAAAATAGTAGATGTTGATAATGGAGTTTTTAAACATACAAATATAAAAACAAAAGTTTTAATATTTAAAAAAGAAAAAACAAAAAATTATAATTATGAAATTGACTATTTAAATATTAATAAAAAATATGAAGTTAAATTTATTGAAAAATTTAAATTAAATGAAAATTATCAATTTTCAATTAAAACAAATTATGAAGATTTAATTATTAATAATAAAGATGTTGAAATAAAAACTTTAGATGAAGTGTGTGAAATTAATTATGGTACAAGAATAGTAAAATCAAAAACAGAATTAGGAGATTATAAAGTATATGGTAGTGGAGATGCTACATTTACAACAAATACTTATAATAGAGAAGGATTTAATATTTTAATTGGTCGTTTTGCATTATCTGAAAATTGTATTAGATTAATAAATGAAAAAATATTTTTAAATGATAGTGGTTTAACAATTAAACCAAAAAAAGAAAATGAATTAATATATAAATATTTAGGATATTATATGTTAAATAATCAAAATATAATATATAATATAGCAAGAGGTGCAGCACAAAAGAATTTAGATATTGAAGAATTTAAAAATATTAAAATACCTATACCTTCATTAAAAAATCAAGAGAAAATTATAAAAAAAATAGAAGATATTGATAATTTAATTAATACAAGAAAAAATTTAAATGAAAATTTTATTAAAGAAAAAGAACTTTTAAAAAAAATGATTAATAATAAAATTTCAAATTGTAATATTAAAACATTAGATGAAATATTTAATTGTAAAATGGGCAGATTTAATTCTAATGATATGGATAATAATGGTATTATACCATTTTATTCATGCAAATCAAATAATCCTGTAGGTTTTCATAGTGTACATTCATTTGATTATCCTGAATATTTATTATTAGTTTGTGCTGGTGGTAGTCAAAATAATATAATAGGTGAAGATGTAGGATTAGGGAAATGTTATTATGTTAAAGGTAAAACAGCTTGTAGAGCTAATGTTTGTTCATTAATTCCAATAAATGATTTTTATAATATAAAATATATAAATTATTATCTTAATATTAATAGAATTAAAACAAATTTAAAAGCACATTTTACTACTAATTTAGGAACAATATCATTAGAAGATATTAAAAATATAAAAATACCAATACCATCTTTAGAAAAACAAGAACAATATATTAAAGATGTTGAAGAATTAAATACAAAGTTTGATAAATTAAAAGAAGATAATAATAATATTATTAATAATTTAGAAATATGTAAAAAAGAATTATTTAATTTTCAATTAGAAAAATAATAATTTATATTATTATAGATTAATATAATAAATACATTTAATTATTAAAAAAAAAGTGTTAAGAAATACAGTATTAATATTACATATATGAATATATTTTGTAAATTACTACCTTTATTACAAAATTATACAAATGATAATATTAATACCTACTAATATTAAATTATGTATTCATTTAAAAAATTATATAAATATATAAATATAATTAATAATAATGACTATTTTATAATTAATAATTTATGTTTAAATTATAAAGAATATGATTATTCTTATATTAAATATAATAATAAACTAAATATAAATGATGAAATAAAAAAACTTCATTATATTATTAAAATATATTATTTAATTAAATATAATGTAATAAATAATTTTAACTATAATCATGGTGATAAACATTTTAATATATTTAATGAAAAAAATAATAATAATTCAATAAGTTCAAATTATATGAAATATGAAATAAATAATAATATTGATTTTATAATTAAAATACAAAATAATATTAATAATTATTTAATAGAAAATAAATTACAAAATAAATTTATAGAAGTTTTTATAAAAAATAAACAAAAAAAAGATAATTTATTAACATGTATATTACATTTATTTTATATATTAAAGATAATTAATAAAATATATAATTTTATATCTTATGGTATAGAAACAATAAAAAATATTAAATTAAATCCTGATATTATAAATATATCTAATACAATATTAAAAATACCTAATGATTTATTAATTTGTGATAATATAAATTGTATTAAAATTAAAGATAAAAATTGTGGTATAATTTATAATGATAATATTCAAATTACAATATATGGAATATATATTTTGATAACATAAAAAAAAATACTAATATTATAAATAT